GGACAGGCGGATAAGCCCACTCCATCGTTGAAATCTCAAAGACGGTTGCGCTCGTCCGTTTCAGGACTTGCACGGGGTAGTTCGGATGCGCGAGATACATGACATCGGCGCACTGCACATATTTGATCCCAGCGACTGCGGAGGCCGGATAGATCGTACTGGAAAGCTCCATGACGAAAGCCCGGTTCCGGTAGAACCGGATATAGTTATGACCGAACTCGCAGATGTAGACGGTATCTGTCGAAAAGACAAAAGGAATCAGCCGGACAGCCTTTTCCGTCTCTTTTGTGTTTGCGACAAACAGCGTCCCCGGCCTCTTTTCAACGCTGCCATAGGGACGCACGAGGAAGTTCTTGACGGTCTTGCAGCCTTTGGAATACTGCGACACGTCCACGCGCGCCTTCATCTTCTCCGACAGCTCCCCGGCATTGAAGCTGCAAATCGCCCGATACATCGACATGATTACCTCCACCGCGCTTTCAGGAAGGTTGATTCTTTCTGCTCCGTCTGAAAGAACGCCTCGTTCTCCATGCTGTCCTTCGCCTTCGCCTTCGCCAGAAGGTCTTCGGCCTTCGTCTGGTAATAGTTCACCACGTTCATATCCGACGTGTTCGCCATAGCGATTTCCCCGGCGAGCTTGTATTGCAGAGCCTCCGCAAACAGCGGATCGAACTCCTCGGAATCCTCAATACGCGCCACGAAGAAGATGTTGCAGAGCGTGTTGACGAGGATGCTGCGCCCGACAATCAGATACGGCTCGTTATGCTCCGTCTTGACGAGGGAAAGGAAATTTACGGGGAGCGCGCAGACATACGCCCAATCGTCAATCGGCTCTTCGTTCTTTGCGACGAGCTTATGGATGCGGAGCGCGAAGCTCCACGCATGATCCCGCAGCATACGATCCCGGACTTCCGGGAAGAAGTTCGCGCACTGCCGCGCCTGTGTGTTCTCGTCCTGCAAGCTCGTAATCAGGTTGATGCCGAGCATGGAAAGAGCCATGTTGCAGATTTCCAGAGTATTCATGTTGTTCCTCTAATTTGGTTAAAGCGTCCCCCCGGATTGCTCCGGGGAGACAAGGCGCGGAAAAGATCAGCCGTACTTCGTGAAGAAGATTTCGAAGGCGATGATCTTGTTCTGCGTCAGAGCCGCGCCGCCAGTCGTCAGCGTCACCCACTGTTCCTTCGGGAACTCGTAGGAATCGGCGAGGACGTTGGCTTCCAGCGACTTCGTAACGGCGGACGTGCCCGGAGCTGCGGCGGCAAAATATCTGTCGTCGTCAGCCTCGTCGCCGACCTTGACGGTCAGAGACGCGTTCTGTCCGGCCTCGAAGAAGAGTTTGCTGCTGTTCAGGATGCGCGCACCCTTCGGGAGACGGACGAGCTTGATGATCGTGCCGGAGGCGTGAGCCGCCGTAGCCTTGAACTTGCCGCGCACGACGTAGACCGTGCCGTCGAAGTCAGTCGGCATGAGCTTCTCGTTGTTGCCCTGCACGTAGACCGTCGCGCCGCTCGGCAGGACGACGTTGTCCTGTTTCTCGGCGATGTCAGAGTAGAAAGTTGCCATGATTCACCTCAGCTTTCAAGGCAGGGAAGCTGCACGACCTTGTTGTCGTCGATACGGCCAGCCCCGACCTTCATGATGTTGTGCGCGTACCAGTTGAAGTTCATGTCCGCGCGTTCGGTGATGTGCGAAGTCAGCTCCTTCGGCATCATCAGCTTGATCGCGGACGGACACCACGCGACGCAGGTGCGGATGTTCGTGCTGCTGTCCTTCGGGAGCAGCTGCGTACGGACGAACTCGAAGCCCATGAAGGAATTGACTTCGCCCTTGACGAGAGCCTTGACGGTGTTGTAGTCGTCGCTTCTCACTTCCGTGCTGCGGAGAAGATCGTCGAGCTGCTTCTGGGAGACGGCCATAATCAGGCGGTTGCCGGGATCGTTGAGATCAACGTCGGCCTGTCCAAACAGGGACTTCGCCTGAATCAGCTTTTCGATGTTCAGCCCGGTATTGCCGGAGCTGCCAGCGGTCACGCTGATCTTCTGGGAATCCGGGAAGGCGACAGTCTTGCTACCGTCTTTGCCTTCGCGGGCAGCGTCGATGAAGCCCATCTTGATGATCGCTTTGTCGATCTCGCGGCCCATTGCATACGCTCCGGCGCGCACGATGTCACTGTTGGGATCGATCAGCAGATTGACATCATCCTGCCAGTCCACCATATCGCCCCACGCCCATTCCGTCGCCACGAAGTAGCGCACGTCAAACGGCGTGTGAATGATCGGACTCTTGTCATACTTGGAATTGACCTGAATCGCTTCCGTCGAACCGACGCGAGGGCACGTCACGCTCTCGCCCTTCATTTTCAGCGGCGTGCAGTACTGGCGGAGACGGCTCCCGTTCTGCTGTGCCAGCTGATACACCGTTTCCGCATAAGTCCGGACAACGGCATCATCCAAAGTTGCCATGTTTCACCTCTCTGTGTTAATGGCGGTTGTTGATTTCCCGGCGAAGATCGCCGGACGGTTGCCCGATTGCCCATTGCTGGATCGGATATTGTGTTGTGTGCGCCAGTCCGGGATCCCGGAGGATTCCCCCAGCGGCGCACGGGGACTTATTTCTTGTGTACGAGCGGCGCGAGACGCATCATTTCCGCCACTGCCGCTTCGTGTCCGGGATTGGAAGCATCCCAGAACGCGCTGTTCTTGTCGTTGAACAGCTCGTAATATCTGGCCTTCGCGCTGTCCTGAATCTTGCCGCCCACGCCCTGAATCGTGCTTTCGCCCATCTTGTCGCAGATGCGGGACATCATCATAAGGAACTCATAGTTCCGGCCAAGACCGAGGCCGTTCACGTCCAGCTCCGGGCAGAACATCTGGCATGCCGCCGTGATCTGCTGAATCTTGTCGTCGAACTTGCTGCCCCATTCGTGCCGGAGCTTCTGCTCCGTCTGTTCGCACTGCGCCCGCGCGGCCTGTTCCGCAGCCTCGTAGCGGCGCGATTCATACGCCACCTGAAATCCCATGATCGCCTGTGCCTGATCTTTCGACAGGCCAAGCTCCAGAGCCTTTGCGGAAAAGTCTTTTGCCAGCCCTTCGTCGAAGGAAACACCGTTCGGCAGCTCTGCCGGCGCAGCCAGACCGTAGCCGTCCGCTGCATCCGGGACACCGATCGCCTTGCGGTACGCGGCAATTTCTTCTTCCGTCGCGTCCTTGCCCGGCACAAAAGTCTTGTCGCCGCCGATCTTGTGTTGCGCGTGAATGTAGCTCTTCACCAGATTCGGCAGCGTCTTGATCGCCTGAAGAGAACCGTCGTTTTTCAGCTCTTCCGGGAGGCCGTCGCGCCAGTTCTCGGAAAAGATGCCGTCTTTCGTGACGACCCCGGAATAATCGAAGGGAGCGGGATCGCCCTGCGGCGCGGGATTGTCGGCGGGAGCCGGAGCCGGATTGTCAGCGGGAGGATTGTTGAGAAGGGAATCGTCAGCCATTATCTCTTCTCCAGTCTGCGGATCAGCTTCACGCGTTCGGTTTCGGTCAGATTGTACCGCTTGCACCAATCCTTGAAGCCCGGCGTTTCCGTGCCGAGCATCTTGTCAAACGGCGGAAGCGCGTCGTCCGGGATGTCGTCGATGTCAACGGGAGGCGTGTCTTCCAGCTCCAGCTTCGGAGCTTCCTCCGCTGCGGGCTTCTCGCCGACCGTGATCCCATTCTGTTCCATCCAGACGTGCAGCGCCTCTTTGTGCGCTCCGGCCATTCCTTTCTGAAACACGATCTTGCCGTCTTTCACCTCGGCGACCGTCTTCCCGTTGGAAAGGAATTTTCCATTCTCGAAGCTGTAATCAGTTTCAGTCATTGGTTTGTCCTTTGTTGGTTTTTTGTTTGATATGGAGGAATACGCTCAAACGGCCTTGCATATAGGCGTTCGCGCGCTCGTTGTCCGCAATAAAACCGTCCTCATCCGCACCGCAGAACGCGGCCAGATCGGCCAGCACCTTCTTGCTGCTCTCGCCGCCGTCGAACACAAAACGGTAACGGTCTTTCAGATCGTCTTCCGGAGTTTCTTTGTTTTCGCTCATACGCCTTGCCCCTTCATCATCAATGCCAGCGGGGAGCCGCTTTCAGGAGCTTTCCCGAACGCCGGGAGATTCTTCCCGCCTTCCATAAGCATTTGCTGCGCCTGTTGCTGCTGCTGCGCTTCCGCTCTGGCAGCGCGCGCCTGATCCACCTCGTTCTTGCTCTTGAACCATTTCGGCGGCGCGCCGTTGGATTCGGCAATGTCGCGCGCAATCTCGTCGATATTGAAGTTGTCGAAGAGATCGGGCTTCACGGCTGCAAGCCCGGTTAGGCTCTGTTCCGTCTGGAGCCAGCCCAAGACCTCGATCTTCCGGATCGCCAGCGCAATCTTGCTCACGAACACCGTTTTGAAGTTCGGATTCTCGGTCAAATCCATTGGCATTTCCGGCAGCTCCATACGCCGGGACAGGATCGCGTAGCACCGCTGGATCACGCGGGAGAACAGTTCGGAATGAAGATTTCCTGCAATCGGCGCAAATGGGACGAGCTTGCCGCCCTCGCGGATTTCCGCTTCCGTCGCCGTCATGTTCCGAAGCTCTCCTAAAGGATCGAATATATCCCAAAAGAAGCCTTCCTGAATACTCTTCCGCTCCGCCTCGATGTCCTCGCGCAGATGCCCGATATCGTTCCGCAGCATTACAGGCTCCGGCTTCTCGCCGCGCGCCCCGGCGCGGTAGATATGCAGCTTGCCCGGCGACTTGTCGAATTTCTTTGTGTCAACCACGCTTCCGTCCGGGATCAGCCAGCCCGGATCAGCCATGTGTTCCAGAATCAGCTTGTATGCTTGCCGCTCGCGGTTCAGCATCTTGATATCCGGCAGCATGTTGACACCCGGCCCGCGTCCGTAGCTCTCGTTCACGCACTTCTCAAATCTGCAAATTGCAAACGGGAATTCATCATACCCGCCTTCGCGCATGACGATCTTCGGCTTCGACAAGATATAGTAGTCCGCATAAGCCTTGTTCGGCTTGTCCTGCTTCTTCGGATCGCGCTCTTCGCGCGGGAAGACCGCGTGAACTACGGTAAACTTCGTATCCATCTGCTTAGGATCGTTCGCCTTCGCGCGGACTTCCTCGCCCACGTTCTCTTCGCCGAACTCGTTCACCAGATTCCGCGCCGTTTCTTCATATTCCCGGAAAACCGTGTCGATCGTGCCTTTCGAGTTCTCCGCATAGCAGACTTGCTCAATCGGGAAGCAGCGGAAATTGAAAGGAGCCTCCGCGCCGCCGTCTTCGGTGTAGATAATCCCGTCCAGACCACAGGCCAGCTCGTTCAGCACCATAATAAGATTCGCGCTCCAGTTGGAGTTTGCCAAGCCCTGCATGATCTTCGCGGTCACGGCGGAAAAATACGTCCGGACGCTTTCTTTCTTCGCCAGCTCGTCGTCGTCCGCAGTCAGCTCGAACCACCTTTTATCAGGAGGAGCCATCCACTGATAGATCCCGGAGGCCAGACGCTGCCGCGCCTGTTCCGCCGTCGTGTCGTAAATGTCCGTCCCGCGCTGCCCGCCTTCGGAGCGGTCAAAGTCGTAATTCGGATAGACGTATTTCCGCACGTCGCGCCACAGTTCGCTCCAGTAGCCCGTCTTGACGGCCTTCAATGCCTTGTGTCGGTTCAGTATGGTTTCAATATCCATTGGTTGCTCCGTTGTTGTTCCCCGTCTGGAATGATTCGCACATGGGACGGGGAGCCATGTTCGGAAAATGGCCGGGGAGCGCCTGTTCCCGCGCGCTCCAGTCGCAGCACATCACTCCACAATGCTCTTCGCCGCGACCGCATTGCCGAAAGGAGAAAAAAGCGGGTTATCCTCCAAGAACCGTTTTCTTTGCTTCATTGGTTGCCGCGTTTCCGGCCAGAAGAGTATTCTGCCGTCCGTATGTTGCCGCTGCGCGCTTCTTCGCCTCGCGGCGCGCGCCCTGCACTTCCGAGCTGCTGTCGCTCGTGATCGTCGGAGACGGATCAGGATCGGGAAGGCTCGCTGCGGTTGTCGTTTTCGGTGTTTTCGGTGATCCCATTTGAAAAATCTCCTCTGTTGGTTCGTTGGAGATAATATATCATTTTTCGTTTTTCTCCGTTTTACTCTGCCGCAACAGATACAAATACCAAAGATTTCCGTTGATATGCCGCCCCGTCTCCCAGAGACAGGAGAACCCCAGACGCTGCACCAGCATCGACAGCCGCACGTTTTCTGCGGGAACCGAGGCGTAGACAGCCGGATACCGTTTCCGCAGGAACTCAATCCCCGCCTTCATAGCAGACAGCCCGACACGCGGATCAACGCCGGGATCGCCGTTGAAATGGCAGATCACGCCCAGCCCGCACAAATCCGTGACGGCCAGAACGCCGACCCATTTCCCGTTATGCAGCACCTTCCAGACCACGCCGTGATCCACATGCCAAGCATAGGCATCGTTCAGAAACCGCTCCAGCTTCCACGCCCAACCCCGATCAATCAGTTCAAATTCGATCATGATAAGCCTCCAGTTGCTTCAAGTCCATATCCCCCGCCGCTCCAGTATCCCTGCCCGCCGCCGTTGTTGCTCACGCGCCCGCTCCCCCATGCCACAGCGAACGTCCGGAAAGCGTCGCTCGCGTGACTGCTCCAGTCGTGCAGCGGGTGAGATTTCCAGCAGCCGTGCTTATCGTCCCATTCCCGCTTGTACGCTTCCAGAGCCTTCCGCCCTTGCTCCGTCTTCGCCTCGTCGAACCAGCAATAATCCAGAATCTTCCGGACAGCATCGATCCCGCCCGGCAAATCGGCGTTCGTCGGGATCGCCTCGAAATCCAGACCGAACCCGCGCGCCGTGTCGATTCGGGAAACGCCCGTCCCAAGCTCGCGGTGTGCTATATCATGCGGGCCGAAATGCCGCGCGTAGCGATAGCCGCGCTCATTCACGATCTTCGCGTAGTGCGCCAGCCCCTCGCCGCTGTTCTCGTAGTAATCGATCACGCGGATTTCCATGCCGACCGCTTGAACGAACCAGATACACGTCTGATCCGACACGCCCAAGTCCCACGCCGTATAAACCGGATATTCCTCCAGATATGGCACGGCGCAGACCCCGTTCCTCCGGTACAGCTTTATGAATTGCCCGCCGTAATAGCTGCCGTCCTGCGCCACCCTGAAAGCCTCCTCCGCGTAGCTCGGATATTCGCGCCACATTTCATTTCCCAGCGTCTTTTCCATGTTGGCGTACCAGAGCTGCTGCGCCTCCGTGCAGCTGATTCCCTGCCGCTCATACAGATCATCGAAATACCGCAGCAGACGATCCGGGATCACGCCTTCCCCTGTCGTCTGGTACTCCGGCAGCGACCACCACGGATAAAAATGCAGCTTGAACTCCTGAATCCCCAGCTTCTTTTTCCGCAGCTTGTCCGCCAGCCCGTTCATTACCATCTGGTAAAAATAACCCTCGCTTCCCATTGCCGTAGATTCGACAAAGATATATCCTCCAGCGTGAACAGCCGGGAAAGAGCCTGTCACAATCTCTTTCGCCTTCGCCGGAGACTGCGCGCAGATCGGGCCGAACTCGGAGACGTGCAGGAATTGACACGTCCCGGATCGCGCCGATACCGTCACGCTGATCTTGCTTCCGTTGGAAAAGCTCATTTCGCCGTCCTTCGTCCGCGTCACCAGCTTGACTTGATCCCGGATTTCCTTCGGCAGTTTGTCATACGCATAGGACACCTTGCTGTCGAAAATCTCGGCGGCCTTCGCCTTCGTCTCCGCAATAATCATTGCCTTCGCGTTCGTATGGAACAGCACATAGTCCAGAGCCATGATGTCGATCAACGTTGTGAAGCCTTCCTGTCGCGCTTTCAGGATAATGTTGCACGTCCAGACGTTTTCCAGAAAATCCCGCTGCACCTCGCGCAGCCGGAAAGGACACTCCTTCCCGTACTGATCGATCACGCTGTACAGATTGGCGACCCGCCATTTCGGATCACACAACGCCACAGCCAGCTCTTTATTCGTTTTCGGTTTCTGCTGCATCTACAAGCTCCTTTCCAGCGGAATGTATTAAATTGAAGATGCTCGCCACCTCTGCCGACACGCCAGCTTCCACCTCGACTTTCTCCCGGTAATGCTCGCGGTCATTGTTCAGCAGCACGAACCGCGCAAACGCCGGATTCTGCCGCCCGTCAAGCGCGCCGACCAGCCGATTCTCCATGATCTTTTGATGCAGCATTTCCGCCGCTTCCGCCAGCTCGATATTGTCGCTGTTGCGCCATTTCCAGAAGGTACTTTGGACGATGCCGAGATAATTGCAAAGTCCCTCTACCGTGTACGGAGCCGGATTTTCCTCCTCAAATTCCCCGTCCTGCGTGTAGACCGTCTTCGTTCTGGAATCGCACCGATTGAAATATTCCTGCGCCTTTTGACACAGAGTTTTCGCCGTCCATCCCTCCTTTTTCTCCGGGGAGATGCTTTTAACGTTCGGTAAAAGTTCGCCCATGTTTTTTCACCTCGTTTTCATGTTTTTTTGATGTTTTTTGAAAAAAGTGAGTAAAAAATGCTTGACAAATCCGGAAACCATGCTTCGCGCCGTTATCTGGTACGCGGCGGCAGCCCGTCCATGAAGTCGCGCAACGCCCAGCCGGAAATGAAATATCGCCTGTCTCCGCCGCGTCCGCCGCGATCTGGGACACGACACGCGATTTCCTTGTCACGACACAGCTTTCTTAAACGCGCTTCCGAAATACACAGAATTTTCGCCGCATCTTTTAAGCAGTAGCATCTGTTTTCACAGAACGGGATTCCTGATCTTTTGGATTCCCGAAATGAAGGCTCGGTATCGAGCAAAGTGTTTTTAGCCATTTCGACCTCTGATAATCAACAAGTTAAATCTTCTTTGGAAGTTTTTCCGGGTGAAACAGTCGATGAACCCCCTCTGAACAAACTCTGGAGATAATCGAAAACCGTCCCAACAACATTTGAAAAAGACCTCCAAGACGCGCGCGCGAGAGCTACCCCGCTCAACAACCTTTAAGCTGAAAGCCATTCAAAAAATAGCGGGAGAATATGATTTTCCCGACACTTTCACCTCCTGCCCCCGCACATTCGCGCGTCGATTTTGATCCGAAAAACCTCTACCGGAAGTTTCAATTTGCTGGAAAGAGTGTTGGCCGTCCGGTAACTCACGGCGCGCCCCTTGAACGCCGCCCAGACCGTCTGGCGGCTCAATCCTGCGGCCTCCCCGATCTTCGCGTACATGAAGCCGTCCGACACGTCGAACCCGAAAAAAGCCGACATGCGCTTCTCGATCCTCCGGCAGACACGCTTCCCGCGAAACACCTTCTTGACGGTTGCCTCGCTGCATCCCACCTGATCCCCGATTGCATGGAAAGCGTCGAACATGTTCCCCTCACCGATTGAAAACAGCGTTGAGATCGGCGTTGATCTGCGCTTCCTCGAACCCAAGATATGCCAGCGTCGTATCAAGACGCGCGTGTCCCAGAAGCTTTTGAACCAGACGCGCCGCGTTCAGCGTGTCATAGCCTTTCCCCTTGTAATACTCGTACATTTCAAAGGCGAAAGTCTTTCTCATCCAATGTGTCCCGTGGTACGGGCCGAGCTGCGCCCGGAAGAAGTTGTAAACCGTGTCGTAGCTCAACGCCCGCCCGTGCGATCCACGGAAAAGATACTCCTCCTGCCCGCCATGCCCCCGCATGATCTCCCGGTTGTAATGCCGTCTGATAAGCGGCTGCCAGCTGTCCGGAACAGGTAGATCACGCCAGTCCGACGCGAATTTCTCCTTCCGACCGAAACGCCCCTTCTTCGTTTTCAGCTTCGGGAACCGCACCGGATTCCGGAAGTCCCCGAACTCGTTGAAGACATCCCCGACGCGCAGCTGGAGGATTTCAGCGATCCGGCAGCCGCAGGACACGCCCAGCGCGGCAATCGCCGCCATCTTCGGCGGGAAGCACGACACCGCCGCTTTCGCATCCGTGAATGATAAACGCTGCATCCGCCCCATTACAGCACCTCGAACAAGATCAGAAGGCACAGCGCGGCCATAAGAGCCGCGCTGATAAGGACGACGAGGCAGGAAAAACGTTGTTTCTCTTCGCCCCGTGTCATGGTTATGCCCCCGTGCTGCCGTAGCCGCCCGCGCCGCGCTCCGTCTCGGAAAGCTCCACGGCCTCCTCCAGAACCAAGTCCGGAACCGGGACGATCACCAGCTGCGCGATCCGCTCGCCCGCCTTGTACGGCGCATGCCCGAAGTTGTAGAAGCAGACCGTGATTTCCCCGCGATAGTCCGAATCGATCACGCCCACGCTGTTCCCCATCCACGCGCCCTTCTTCACGACGCTGCTGCGCGGGAAGACGAGAGCCGTCCAGCCGGGAGGAAGCTCCAGCGCGATCCCGGTATGGTACTTGTAGCACGTCGCCGTATCCTCCAGCCACGTTGCGGTCAGATCGAAGCCAGCCGCTCCAACAGTTGCCTTGCGCGGTTCCACCGCAGTGACTGTAAGACGTTTGAATTTGATGTTCATGTTGTTTTGCCTTTCTGTTTTTTTGTGTTGAAGTATAATCTCGCATTCTCCGCCGCGTCTGCCATGAGTTTTCCGAACAGTTCGCAGGTTTCGAGTTGTGTTGTATCGTAGTTCCTTGTTCCAAATGAAAGATCTTGTCCGATCTTAGAGGCAGCACGGTAAATGTCTATGTAGTCACCGAATATATCCTGATGCCCAAAATCGATATCGAATTCGCGAGGTTCCTTGACCTCATACCACGGCAGGAGATAGAGGCCGTCGTACTTCTCTACAAAATATCGATCGATGATTTCTTTCTTGACCAAATATTTCATGTATTCCCGCTTGATTCGCGGGCGATACTTACCGAACTCTCGGATACATCTTTCCCGGCTCATTCCGGCGAAACCGCTCATAAAACGGTTTCCGTAAGTGTAATGAAGTCCGTTTTCTTCGATGTCGTATATTGTAGCGTCTACTTCGCGTCCGTGTCTATCATGTCCGATGATATGATCTCCGGGCTTGACGAATAGAAGATCTTGAAGGTTCATTTCTCCTCCTCGCCTTGTTTAATTATCTTAAAGCGATTATCATTTAAACATTTTTCAATTCTGTTTTTATCGTATGCGGGAAGACGTTGTTTTCTTTCCTCGCCGTTTACAGTCCCGGTTACAACAAAACCTTTCGGGTTGATTCCGGTAATCGTCCATTCTGTATTATCATAGATGAACTTTGTACCGATTGTGAATCCTGCCTTGATGTAAAGTTCAAAACATGCTTCCCCGTCTTCATTATCTTCTTTTTCGGTTCTTTCCATTTCGGTTTCGAGACGTTGAAGAAGTCTTGCGATATTATCTTCTATGTCCCAAATAGCGTGTTTAATGTCAGAAACGATGTCTTCGTCTTTTTCGTTCATTTGTTCACCTCGCTTTCCTTGTTGAGTTCCGAAGAACATTTTTTCTTTTTGCTCAATTCCAAAAAGAACTTGTCGATTTCCTCACAAGCGTCTTGCGGTTCAACAAGAACAATCTTCTTGCAAACCTCTTGTCCTGCTTGAAGATACTGAATAAACGTGTAAAGGGATTCCGGCGAGAATCGCACCCAAAACGAACGGCTACAACTCATTTCTTCCCGCCTTTCTTCTCCCGGCAGCGTTCGACGTTGCGGGCGATCAGCGCGTTCATTTCAGTCCGCTGCGCGCAGCCGAGGAAGGTATGCGCCAGAGAATGATTCCCCTGCTCGATGCAGAGCGCGGC